AACGTAACTAATGACGGTAGTGGCAACTGTTCCGCTTGGGGAGATTTGTCTGGCAATTCACGCAATGCCGCTCAAGCTACTCTTGCTGATAGACCTCTTATTGTTGCAGCGGGTCAAAACGGTCTCAATATTCTTAGGTTTGATGGTAGCACTGATTTCTTACAAATACCTCTTTTTACTGGACCATTTGCTTATCCCGTTACGTGGTATGTAGCATTGAAGGTGCCTACGTTGTCGGTGGATTACGGTCCAATCATTGATACTTATCAGGGACTAGGTGGCAATGCTGGTTATACGTTTTATATTAAAAGCACGTACAAAAGTGCTGTATACGCTAAGACTGGTGCGCCACAGGTATCGTATGATGGGACTGGTGCTACAACGTATGTTGCCAATAACAAATACACGCTAGCTTGGGTAGTTGGAAACAGCGCAACAAATCCCACGACTTCCTACACAAACAATGTTCAAGATGGTCAAATCAGTGGCACCTACACCTTAGACACAAATACTTTGGCTCAACCACTTTTGATTGGTAAAGGTTTTGGCACGGCAAGACGCATGGCTATGGATCTATATCACATATCCTGTTTTGCAGGAGCGCATGACGCTACGACAAGAGGTAAGATGCAGACCTGGATACAGGCCAAATGGGGTATTTAAATGCACTGGTCCAAAGATTTAATTTCTAGTGTATACATAATGGCATAGGCAATCTTATATAGGAGAATTATGCCACAAATAGATTGGGACTCCATTGCAAACGGACGACAACAAAATCGTCGTCGGTACCATGGTGCTAATATTCGTTTTTTTAACGCTTACAACGAAAACCGAGAAAAAAGTTTTGCCGCAGGTCGAGCAATCTTTGACGAGATTCCATCCATTTCCATTCAATATCCGGGTGGAGATGAGACAGTTCGTCGTATAGAGCCACAAGATATTCAGGACTACCCTGAGCTTCATGCGGCATTTAAAGCAGGAAATGAACCTGTAGTTAGCGGAACTCCTCTTGCTGAATGGCCTCTTATGAATGGGTCAACATTGCGAGAGTTGCAACATCTTGGATTTAAAACAGTAGAACAGTTGGCTGAAGCTCATGATGAACTTCGTCGCAAACTTGGACCAACTGGCCGTTTTATTAAAATGGCTAAGGATTGGATGGATGCGGCTACTTCGTCTCAATATCAAGTTACTACATTGAAACAGCAACTTGATCGTGCAGAGACACAAACAGCAAAACTTCGAGAGCAAGTAGAGTTGTTAATGCAACGTATTGAAGGCAACGAGGGTATCGACCTACGACCACAACGAAAGGAGGTGATCCATTCTACCGAGTTTTCTTATGGTTTAGATGAAGCTGAAAACGCAACTTTTGAAGAGTCTACACAAGAAACTCCTAAGCGTAGGGGTAGACCAAGGAAAATGACAGTATGAGTTTAGCAACGATTGTTTCGAATGTGGCGGCTGAATGCGGGTATACCGTAGAATCGACTGTTACTGGTTCTACAGAAACCACAACGAAACAGTTGCTAGCGATGACCCAGCGCATAAATAAGGACATATTTGAGTCTTATCCGTGGCCAAAATGTTATGCGGCTGGGTCTATTACGCTTGTAAGTGGACAAGCAACTTATGAACTTCCTGCAGCATTCTCCTGGTATCAATATGAGACGTTTTGGAATAGTAGTACTCGTTGGCGAATACTTGGACCAATGACAGAACAGGAGTACGGAGAGATCCGTGGTTTTGGTCTTAACACTACAGTTTACCAAAGATTTCAAATTCGTGGATTAAGCAATAATCAGTTGTTAATTAGTCCTACTCCGTCATCAAGTGGCAATGTTATTGTTTTTGAATATATAGCGGATAGGTGTGTGCGTCCTGTAACTTGGACCGCAAGCACATTGTTTGCTGCGAATGCGTATTGTTTTTATAACGGCAACTATTACCAAACTACTGCCGGAGGAACTACAGGAGTTACTGCACCAACGCATACAACTGGCTCTGTGTCTGATGGTGGAGTAACTTGGACATATTATAGCGGAGCTTACGATCAGTTTATTGCAGATACTGACGTTAGTATTTTTAACGAAAAAATGGTTGAGCAAGGAGTCATTGAAAGATTTGCTCAGATACATGGGTTAACTGGAGTAGTCCCACAATTTAAACAACAAGTAGATGAAGAGTTTAGCCGTGAGAATCCTGGCAAGATTTACTATGCTGGTGGTCATACTCGCGCTGAAATCTTTGCACGTAGTGGAACTGCTGTATTTGGGACTTGGATCTAATGGCACAAAATTATCCTCAACAACAACAACAACAAGATCCTCAAATTACATACCAAGATCCCTTGGCCTATATTGCATGGCTTAGGACTCGCGGTCTTAATCCTTTGCAAATTCAAGAAGCGGTTTATACGCGCTTTGGTCCTGGAAAAACTCCAGAACAGCGACAAAGAGAAGCAGAAAGCCAGCAGTCAAACTCACAACTTTCACAGGTAGGTGGTGCTGTTGGAGGAGCTGTGGTTGCAGGAGAAGCACTTCGAGGGTTTCCAAATGTAGCAGGGTTGTTCAGTACTGCTCCTGCGGCAACAACAGCGACAACGGCAACAACGGCTGGAACTACAGGAGCTACGGTAGCTACCCCACAGCTTGTAGGAGCAAATGTTGTAGGTGGTCAAACAGCAGGAGCTTCTACTCTTGGCTCTGTTGGCGGGATAGCCTTACCTGTGGCGGCTGCGGCAATAACTCTTAATAATGCTTGGGAAACTGGCATGAAAGATATCCTTCGTGGTCGTGGGACACGTGAGGACTATTTGAATCAAGCCGCAAACATTAGTCCTGTTGGTAGAATTGCGAATATTGGACTGCGTTTAGCTGGCAAACGGTCTATTGGACAGATGATGACCACTGGCAAGTCGGATGCTCAATTACAGCGTGATGACTTCCGAGGTATTCTCAAAGAAACAGGCGTTGCTGATAAAAGCTATCATGTAACTCTTGCCGATGGTTCTAAGTTTAATGTCGGACTTGATGGTAAAACTCGTTACAAAAACGTAGGCGAAAACATTGACGGCAAGAAAGAACGTCAAGCGTGGGACGTAGATTTTAGCAATCCACTCGCCAAGTATGCTACCGACCAAATTGACCCAATGATTCGCAGCATTTATGCAGGGTCACCTAAAAGCGTAAAGCCTGAGCAGTATACGGGTATGTTAGTAAACGCGGCCACATCCAATGCTAAGTCAGAGCAGGATGTGCAAAACAACATCCAGGCCATGCTTGGTAAGTCTACGTTTGCTAAAGAAGCAGGAGTTGGTGTTACCCCACCGCCACCACCACGACCAGCAAAGGGTGAAGTTGTGCGCGTTTCACCAGGAATGTACATGAACGATAAAGGTCACGTAGGACCAGCTAAAACAATAAAAGAATCACTAAGAGCAAACTATAAAGCTAGCAAAGGGAAGTAATGGCGTTTCAAGGATACACAATGCCACCTCCGTACAATGGCCTCGACTTAGTGAGCGCCATTGACAACATGGAGCCAACCTATGCGTTGGAGTTGGTAAACGTGTTTCCTGGCGCAGGTTCTCCAACAGTTCGCAATGGATACAGTGAATATGTTGCAGCAAGTAGTCTTGCTGGATCTGTGCCTATTTTATTTATGGACACTCTTCATAAAGCCGATGGCACTTCAGAGCTAGTTCTTGCTACCCAAACAAAATTATATCGAATAACAGAAACCGCAACTGTTACAGATATAACTAGCGTTCCCGCGCATACTAACGGAGAGTTTCAAAGCATTGTTTTTGGCAATCGCATGTATCTTTGCAATGGTGTGGATAATGCAAAGGTGTATGACGGAACTGGTACGGCTGCAACTGATCTAACTTTTACTGGAGTTACTCTAAGTACTCTTGTTAACGTAAACGCATATAAAGAGCGTCTTTATTTTGTTGAAAAAAACTCTGCGCGATTTTGGTATGGTGGAGTTCAAGTAACTGGCACTGGTGGTAGTCCTGCTCTTACTAGTTTTGACTTGCAATATGTATTTACAAAAGGTGGCCGACTACTTTTTACAAGTAGCTACACAAATCAATTTTCTCAAAGTTCACAGTCATTGTTTATGGCTGTTAGTAGCGAAGGTGAAATTGTATTTTACACAGGTAGCTATGCTGGAGATGTTAACACCTGGGGATTAGTTGCGCGTTACTTTATTGGCCGTCCTCTTGGCTACAGAGCTTTTATTCGCATAAACAATGATATTTGGATTCTTACACAACAAGGAATTGTTCCGGTATCTTCATTGTTTCAAATGGATCCAGAGCAAGCGTTAAACGTAGTAAGCCAACGCATCAATCCGCTTATTACTGAGTTTGCAAATATAAACTCATTTGATCATGAATGGACTGGTTTTTTCTGGCCTGCTGGCAGAAGAGTTTATGTAAACGTGCCAAGCTCATCGAGTACGTCTTTCTTCTTGGTTTATAGCCTTGATACTAAAGCGTGGACCAAGTTTACATTGTCTTCTGAAACACATGGCATATCCTCATGTGTATTTAAAAATCTTCCGTTTTACGCTTCCAATACTGGAAATGTATGGCAAGGAGAAACTGGTCAAGCTGATGCGTTGCTACTTTCAGGCGGCACTGGAGATAGCATTGTATTTTCATATCGAGGACCGTTTAGTTTTTACGAAAGTCGCGGCAATTATAAAGCCTATAAAGACATTAGACCTCTTATAAAAGCAAAAAGAGGAGTAACTTTTAACATTGGGTTGGATACGGATTTTAAGAAATCTCAAACTGTTTCTACAGTTACATCGTCGCCTGGTTATTATACTGCATGGGGAAGCGCGTGGGGAATTGGTGCTGGAACACTTAGCACTGTTACAGGATTGCCTTTACCAACCGTGTTTACTCCTTGGTCGTCTGACGTTGAATACATATTTGATAGGTTTGCGGTCAAAGGACAAGGACATTGCGCGGCTATAAGAGCTGGCGGTTCTATAAAGAATAGCACCTGCCAATTCTTTGGTTTTGAGATACGCTTTGATTTAGGAGGTCAGGTATAATTATGGCAAGTGCACTTAATAAAACACCACAAGCAACACAAAAAAGTCCGTCGCGAGATCCTCGTGAAATGGATCAATATAAGAAAGCACAAGAAAACATTAAAAAGTACACCTATGATTCTCCTGAATACAAAGGTGCCGCAAAGCGCTTGGAAACTATTGGCGCTAAGTATGGCCTTAAATGGCAACAATGGATCCCAAAAGGATCAAACAACCAACCTCCTCCAATAGGTGCCGATGTTCGTGCTGAAGATGCTGCAGTAGGAAATGTTGGATCCGATCTTCTTCAACAAATGGGTGGATACGCAGCACAGTTTAATCCTGCAACTTTCCAACAACAATACGAACCTCAGTTTAATGAGCAAATGAATCGTGCTTACAACGCAGTTTATGATCAGTTTAACAGACGTAACCAAGGTGAGTTTGCAAGACAGAATCAAGAGTTTCAGCAATCAATGGCAGAGCGTGGACTGGACCCAAATTCAGAAGCCTATAAAACGCTTTCCAAGCAAATGACCGATAGACAAGACCTTGCAAGACAGGAAGCGCAAAATGCTGCAACACAACAGGCATACGCAGTTAACCAGCAAGGTTATGAGCAAGCAACCGGAGCGTCTCTTCTTGGTGGTCAAATTGCTAACCAATACGTAGCTCCATATATGGCGCAATATGGAACCCGTGCCGCGATGGATCTTGCGTCACAACAAAACGATTACGCAAAAGAACTTGCGGCACTTGATTTTAAATATAAGCAAAAACTTCAGCAATCTGCTCCTCGCGGCGGCGGTGGTGGCGGTGGAGGAACTGATTATTTTGGTCAGTATGTACTTAACACGCTTGGTCAAAACTACGCTCCTCAAGGGTCTTCTCCTAGCTATGCAAACGCTGGCATTCAGGGTGGAGCTGCTGGGTTTGGCAATGCGTTTACGAACTATTTAAATCAATTACCTAAAAAAGGAAGTTAACATGGCTGGTGAAGATTTATACACAGCACTGCAAAACTTAAATGTTCCTGCTACCAATACAGGATATGGAATTGGCGCAGTTGCATTGTCACAATCTTTGCCAAAACTTGTTAATCCAACAGGAAGCGTTGGTAGGAACCTTGGAGTTGTTCTTGGCGGCGCACTAATGTCGTCGCTACTTGGATATCAAGCGCGCAAACAGGCAACTGAGCAATCTCTTCTTGCGAGTACTCTTGGTTCGCAAATGCTGCGTATGAAGACCCCAGAGGAACGCCTTGCACTTATTAAGGGTGTAGACGATTCGGCAATACAGCCACGATTACTTGACCTACAGTCGGCATTACAAGGCCGTGAAGAGGCAAATCGTCTTGGCGCTCTTGAGGCTGGACAAAGACAAGAGGCGTTGTATGGTGCACTCGGTTCTCCTGCTGGTCAAACATATATTAAAGCGCAAGCGGATCTTTATGGTCAGAAACAAGAAGCGAATCTTGAAAATAAGATGGCATTGGAAGCATTCCGCAAAGAATCAGCAATTGATTTAGCCAAACTTAAAGGGACTCAAAGACTTCAATTGGAGTCAGCAATTCAAGAAGGAAAATTAAGTCGAGATCAAGCAAAAGCAGTTTTGCAAGATACGTTGAATCAAGCTCAATCTCGTCGCCGTATGGCAGAAGATCAGTTTAAATCTGCACTTGATACAGAAACGTCAAGCCTTCCAAAAGATGTTAGAGAAGAGGTTCAAGACGCAACGAGCGTCTCAAGTCGCATCTTTGACCTTGCAAGTCGAGTTGAGCAAATGAATGTTGCAGAATTTAAACTTTATAAGAATTGGGATGCTCTACCTAATTCATTTAAGGGAGAGTTTGCAGATATTGCCGGAACTATTGGTAACGTCAGATATGGAGCATCTTTTACTGGCAATGAGCGTAAGATGTTGTTTGATATATTTGGCGATGATTTAACAACTGGACCCGAATCGTTTGCTCGAAACTTACGCAATGCTGCTACTGCACTTTTGCAAAAAGCAAAGACAGGTGTGCAAGTTAGTCAAATGAAGCCAGTAACTATCAATAGTATGCTGGATAAAATGATTGCTAATAAGAGTGGTTTTGCAGATATGGATATTGCCGCTGCACCAAAGGCAGTAATGCCGGAACCTGTTGCAGCAGATATTGATGGTGTATTCAATCAATTGTCTGGCACTCCAGCATCAAATATTGCGATGCAACCAAAGGGAAGTGACCTTGAAACTCGCAAGCAAGCGCTAGTTAACAAAGTTAATGCGGCTGGTGGCAAAGTAACTGACGAAGACAGAAAAGAAGCACAAGCGATAGCGGCATTGGAAGGTAGATAAAATGGCTGATAAGGCGTTATCATATGAAGACATATTGGCACAGGCGCGAGGGTCTAACGTATCTACGCAACCGCTATCCCCTGCGATAACGTCGCTCATTTCCGAGCCACAAGTAATGACGCCAATGTATCGTCCTGGCAGCATGACTCCTGCAATAGAACCTCTTCGTGGTCAAATGACACCATATGAGGAGCCAGGATTATTAAGTTATACAGCGCAACAGTTTGGTCGAGGAATCGCTGAAACACCTCGAGCATACGCTAACCTTATTGCAGCGCTTCCATCATTTGGACAAGCGGCAATATCACCATCTACGTATGCAGGTCTTGGCTCATACATTGCACAAAATCCTTTAGCAGCAGCAGAAACAGGACTAGATATTATTGGCGATGTTTCAACCCGTGCGGCTGGTGGTATGCTTGGAACCGCATTATCTCTTCCTGCGGCTGCAAGAACTCTTGCTTTAACACGTAGTCCTGCCACTGCTGCAACTACACTTATGGCCGGGCCTGCAATGGGACAAGCTGCTGGTGGTTTAGTATGGGATGTAGCAAAAGGAATTGCTACTGACGCAGCTAATTATATTCGAGGCGTTGCTGGTAAATCAGAACTTCCAATGCCAGAAGATGTACCAAAAACTTTGCGAGAAGCTCTTGGTCGTTTGGCATACGAAACTCCACAAAACGTACTTGGAGAAGGGTTTGAAAAATTATCTATTAAAGCTATTAAAGCAATTCCAAAAATAAATGCGGCACCTAAAGCAGCGACCAACATTTATAATACCATTATTAACAAAAAAAGTGATGATGCTATTATTCTTGAGACTGCTAAAGTTTTAAATGAAGTTGGTGTTGATAAGCAAAAGATAATGACAGCATTGCAAAACGCTAAATATAGCGGCAATCCCTTTGCTGGTAATGCGACAACTGCTGAATTGCTTGGAGACCCAAATTTATATCGAATACAACAATTTACTCAGGAAAGCGTAGGGGGATTATCTCCTGAAGTTAATGCTCGCAAAGCAGAAATTTATAACATTACTAATCAACTTGATGCAATAACTGGAGTGGATACGACTGACGCAATTCAACTGCGAAAGGATCTTCAAACAAAACTTGCAACAATTATTGAAGATGAAAAAACTCGCTTTACGCAAACCTATGAAAATATTTTAGCGCAAGGTCCAACACATTCTTTGTATGATGTGGCGGCCAAACTAAAACAAATAGACCCAAACTTATTTTCTACTTCTACACGGAAACCTCCGTTAGCAAGTGAAGCAAAGGGAGGATTAAGTTCCAATGCAAAAACAGCGCTTGAATTTTTAAATCCAAATAGAGGAGGAAGGGTTGGAGTAACTTCAGTAACCTCAAAAGAATTGCATAGCGTTAGTTCAACGCTTAAAGAAGAAGCACGGGATGCAACTGGTCAAATTGCTGAAACTTACAGTTCTTTAGCAAAATCTATTGATGATATTTTGTACGAAACACCAATAGGAAACGATCTTAAAAAAACAAATGTTGAATATCGCGATTTTGCAGAAACTTACGCAGAGGGGGCGGTTAAGTCACTTGAAGACCCTCGTGTTATTACTCCAGAAAATGTTATTGAAAAGATAACGGCAAATACTACTGCGTGGAGAGATTCGCTTGCTAAGTTTAAAAATGACCCCGCAGCAATTCAAAAAATTATTGCTATTACATTTCAAGAATTTAAAGAATTAAAAAACATTGCTGATAAACGAGCATGGATTAAAAAGCAACGCACTAATTTTAAAGAAACTCCGTTTAACGAGACGCTTGTTAAGGCAGACCTTGCACTAAAAAATCTTGACGAGATACTTCAAAACAAAGAGCAACTTGAAGATTTGTTACCTAACCTGGATCAACTTGAATCGCTTGATTTAAGTGAATTGGCAAAAGTTGGATTTAGTGGCGAACTTTCTTCTGTTTCTCCGATTGAAAAAGCTAAAGGTGGGCTTGCTCGTCAAGTTATTCGAGATAAAACCCGCCAAGGGTTAAACGCATTTGGCAGATTATTAAAAAATAAAGAAGCTATTGTTGGAGGGTTAAGCAGTATTGGATCGTATATAGTAGCTCCTACGGCAGCGCTTGCGGTTGGTGCAACTGCTATTGCGCGACTTGCCAATAACGCAAAAAACGTCAAAAAACTTAACAGCAATTTGGCAAATGCACTTCAAAGACCAACTAAGGCATTAGAGATATTAGATGCGGCAGATGAAATAAATAACAGGGGTGCTTCTTCGAATGTAGAAGAGCGTTTAGTTAAAGCTCAAAAAGACCTTGCTGTCAAACGAAAGCAAGTTGTTTCTCCAGAGCGTGTTGGAGTAGTTGCTGGGGCTCGAGGTGCTGCACTTCAAAGTGCTCTTCAAGGTGAGGCTGCTGCGCCAAGTATCCCAATGGCACAGCCTACTCCTAGTGCAACTCCTACTCCTACTGCAACTCCTACTGCCGCGCCTCGTACATTTAGCGACATATTAAAAGAAGCTTCGGATATAATAATACCTCCTGCTGAAGCTGCTGAACGAGTTTCAAGTTCAAAAAGCGTTGCAGCAGCACAAGCAAAACTTCGTGCTCGTGGAGCTATGCCAGAAGGTAATGTACAAGCAAAAACAACGCCTGGAAAACTTTCGTTACGACCTCAATTAACTAAAAAAGAAAAGAGCATTCCGCTTCCACCTGTTGGCGAGAATTGGTCCCAACAGCGTATTAATGCACTAAAGACTGCATTTAATATGAAAAAGAGTGAACAAATTGGGTTGTTGAAACAATTTGCTACTAACAAGCCATACGACAAATTGCTTAAAAAGGTAGACCCTCTTACCCGTGCTGTGATCATGACTGAATCAACAGGAGATCACGCAAAGATTAGTCCTGTTGGTGCAATAGGGTTGATGCAAATTATGCCTGGAACGGCTTCTCATTTGCGTATTAATCCTTACGATCCAGAAGAGAATGTTCGTGGTGGTTCACAATACTTAAGGCAAATGAAAGATAAGTACAAAGACACCGACCTTGCACTTGCTGCGTATAATTGGGGTCCAGGGAACATGGATCGTGCCATGTCTTATCTTAAGAAAAAGAACGTGTCCCCAACATTTAAGAACATGGTAAAATACGCTTCTAAGATAGGTGTTCCACAAGAAACTATTGATTATGTACCAAGAGTAAAAGCAAACTTTCGCAAGTAGGAGAATAAAATGGGTTGGTCTGGAGGAAATTATAGCAAAGGAAACTCTTCTACTGGAGGGTGGGTAGGAGATGCATCCCTTGGTATAGGCATTGAAGCGGGGCGCCATGATACTCAAGACTCGGACTTCGCGACTGGTATTAATCAATGTGTTAATAAAGATGGTTCAAATGCCTTTACTGGCAATGCAAATCTCAACAACAATCGTATTATAAGCGTAGCAACGGCAACTGCTCGTACCGACGCGCCACAAGTTGCACAGGTACAAGACGGTGACTTTACCTGGCTTGGCACCACTGCTGGCACTGCTACAGCTATGACTGCTTCAGCTACTCCTGCGATTACAGCGTACAAAGCTGGTCAAAAGTTTAGGATGCTTACTGGCACTGCGAGCACTGGCACGAATGTTACAGGACATTCGTTAGCCATTAACGGTTTAGCTGCTAAAAGCATTAAAACTGGACAGGGCAGCTTTGATCCGACAATTGGTGATTGGATAGCAAATAGCTTGCTTGAGCTTGTTTATGATGGAACTAATTTTAGAATAAACAATGCTGCTGGAACGTGGATAACGTATTCTCCTACGCTTACTGTGCCATCAGGGACCGCAACAGGAATTAGTTACGATCATGCCGTTTATCAAAAATATAGTCGTATTGTACATTGGCAACTAACCGTCTTGTGGACGCAAAATACATCCACGGCTGCTTACGTTGATATTACTTTTCCAATTGCTCCCTATTATAATTATCAAACCTTAGCGGTTACTGCACAAATTGGCGGGTCTACTGTCTCTGGTTTTTGTTTGCCAACAGCTACAACATTCAGATTCTATAATTATAATCAAAATACTTGGGGCACTGGCCCAAATTTATTAAGTGTTGGTGGAATTTACATGAGCGCATAAGGATAACTATGAAATGGAATGACTTGCTAATTATCCCTTTTGGAAATGAAAATCCGCCAGAAGAAAATATTAAAGCGGCAATTCGTGGCTGGCGTAACCGTGAACTAGCAGCCTCAGACTGGACGCAATTACCCGACGTAGACCTTGCAAACAAATGGGATTGGGCAGTCTATCGCCAATCATTGCGGGATATGATGGCGCAGAACGAAGACCCTAAACTGATTGTGTTCCCGACGCCTCCAGTATGAAAACCTTGAGGCTTGTCAGAGTCACAGAACATAATAACGCTACGTTTGGTGTGCTTTGTATCAATGATAGGCCTATGTTTCTTACGTTAGAGGATGCTTGGCGAGACAATGAGCGTTTGGTGTCGTGCATTCCAAAAGGAAAGTACGTTATCAAGCGACACAAATCTCCTAAGTTTGGAGAGTGTTTCAAGGTACAAGATGTGCCTGATCGTAGTGATATTCTTATCCATGCGGGAAACACGCATATAGATACTCATGGTTGTATTCTTTTAGGTTTGATGTTTGGAACAGTTGGAACGAACAGTGCAATCCTCTCAAGTAGAGCTGCGGTCGCCAACTTCATGACAGAAATGCTTGAAGTGGAGGAAGCAACGCTTGAGATTGTATGACGGAACACGACATTACTGAGTTTCGCTATTGGCTAGACCTTTTGCTTAAGGGTGCTATTGGTGTGATCTTATCTCTTGTTGGACTGGATTATCGTCAAGTTAAAAACTCTCTTAAAGAGTTGGAGCAGAGTAAGTACAACCTTACGATGCAAGTTCAGGTTGCCAATGTTGAGCTTAGTACGATTAAGTCGCGACTTGAGCGAATAGAGCAAAAGTTGGATAGGATACTAGAGAAATGAGAATCCTAGTTGTGTTGTTAGCATTTATGGTAACAGCACAAGCACAAGGGGTTAGTTACATAGGTTTGTGCAACAGTACTTGGGACTGTGACAGCATAATGCGTACTTGGGATAGCAAGCCTATTATCACTGGATGGCTTGAAGAGTCTTTTGGTGCGCGATGTGAGTGTGGGAAGCGTATTCTTCGTAGCAAGAAAGAAAAGGTGCTTCGTATTCATTTGATAAACTCTCCGTGCATGAGAAACAAGCGGTGCGAACCGTCTGATGTGCTTTATAGGCAGTCAGCGACCTCTGCAAGCCGTAAGATGCTCAAGCCTAGGTCTAACCTAAGACGCAAATTTCAACGCGTTGTAGAGCGGTTTAAGAGACGTATTGCGGCTTCCAAAGGACCGCTTACTTGTTATGTATCGCCTTGTCTGGAGTGTGATCTTTATGAACCAGCTCGGAAAGCTATGCTTGATATTGTATCTATTGCTTTGCCTGCTTGTATCCTTGTGGACAATCCGCTTAAGGGACGTTGCATTGAAGGCGCGGTGTGTGAGCGGCATGGCTCCGATCCAGGACTGTCCTTTCCCTGTATCGCCGACCTTGACGGGGAAGAGCTTTCAAAAACTGTTGACATACAAAGGTTCTATAGAAACACTAGGCAGTGCGACTTACGTTTTTACTGGTCGTCATGGATGAATTGCAGCGGCGTTAAAGATCCTTCGCTAAGTATATCCCTCTTATTTACGCCACCATCCGAGCGTCGTTGCAATTCGTCTATGTTTAAAATTAAAGAAGCTGGGAGAATCGCATGGAAATTATTATCGCCTCGGTAATTAGGCATCTTCTTACTTTGGTTGCTGGAGGTCTTTTGACTGTTGGAGTATCTGAGGCTGAGTCACATCAGTTAGCAGAAGCAGCAACGCCTGTAGTATCTGGAGCAATTCTTTACGGCGTATCTCAAGTTTGGTCGCTCAAAGATAAAAAGAAAAAGTAGTTAAAGTCTAAACTTTTTGTAGCGTAATGTGCTTTCTTTCTCTGCCGCTTGGGAAGGTTCTATGCGTATTTTTTGTCTAACATAAGACGTTATTGCTACGAAACGACCTGCTTCTTCTATCGTAAGAAAGTGTAGTTTAAATTGCATGATTGCTTGTTTCCGTATGCAAGAGGCCGCGCTATCCCCATCGTTGTATAGTTGTTCTGTTAAGTAGGTCAGGTTAAAGGCAAGTGGTTCTTTTTCAAACAAAAACCACCGTAGTCTATTAAACTCGTTAATTGCTTTTATATTAAAGTCGTTATTGAAAGTGGGTGATCTACTTTCGCAATTGATCAGTTGTCCCTGTCCTGTATTTGAAAGTTTGTTAAAGAAAAAACAATAATCTTTAAGTGCGCGTTCTATTACTGCAAACCACAAATTGCGCTCTGGAGTTTCGTTTGATGGTGGCTCCTCGCCACTCTTAGAAACCCTCCAGTTTTTATAGCTATCGGATATCATAATTGATTAGCTACATACTTTTTAAGTGTTTCTATAGCTTCAGACGCTGACCAACATAGTACGGCATAATTTCCTACTGAGTTGAGATGCCGCAGGACTGCCATTTGTTCAGGAGATGCCTTGTTTGGCTTAACTTTCATCTCGATATAGAGGCCTGCGTATTTATCGTTTGGTACAGGAATAACTATGTCGGGTATACCTTTCCTTACCCCTGCTCGTTTTAACGCAACACGGCGCTGTATAGAGGCCTTGCGTTCGTTTGGGACATGAAACGCAAGCCGATAGGCAGGACTTTGTTCTTCCATGTAACGGCAGAAGTCGAAGAAGGTGAACATTTCAAGTTCTTCAGGACCGTGTTTAAACTTAGTAATACGTTTCATCGGTATCCGCTACTGACCATCTATCACTATTCTCGGCGCTCCAAACGGTAGGAATTGTTTTGTATCCTCGCTTGCCTGGTTCTGGATTATTACCCAAGAAGTAGGCGTCTTTGAAAGCAACTCTGTTGGTAGGCAAACATGCAATTTGTCCGTTAGCAAGCAATAGGACGTGTGCACATTTGTTTTGATCAGGCTGGAGCAGGAGGCCAGGTTTATCATCGCTATCAGGTAGCCAATCAATCGTAAACCAATACTGACCATGTACAGTTCTTTTGTCTT